CAAACTCATGACAAAATACATTCTATTGAAACTCAAATACAGAGAATAGAAAGTATATTATTAATTACTTCTGGTGCTTTGATCAGCGGTTTAATCTATGTTATATTTCAATTAATCACAAAATAAAAAAATTTTCATGCAGCTTTCAAAACACTTTACTTTAAAAGAGATGACCAAATCGATGACCGCTCAACGTAGGGGAATTGATAACACACCAGGAGCGGGTGAGATTAAAAGTTTAGGTGATCTATGTTATGAGGTGCTCGAACCTTTACGTGCACACTTCGACAAACCTGTGACAATCACCAGCGGATACCGGAGCGAGGCGTTGTGTGAAGCGATTGGCAGCAAAAAGACTTCGCAGCACGCGAAGGGCCAGGCCGTCGACCTAGAAATTTTTGGAGTGCCAAATATTCAGACAGCTTACTGGCTACAAAATAACGTGGACTTCGATCAATTGATCATGGAGTACTACGATAAAGATGACCCTGCAGGTGGATGGGTCCACATATCTTATCACGAATCAGATTCAAACAGAAAACAAGTATTAACCTTTGACGGCAAAAAATACACCGAAGGACTTCCAGAAATGAAGTGGTCCGGTGGTAAAGTCGTAAATTAAAAATTACAGCGCGGTACGCGTATATATCCTATTAAATCCATGACCTTAATTCTTCTCCTAAAACTTCTGATGCTATATTTATTTTTTTGCGTAGAGCTTGCACGATTTTTTCATCCACTGTATCGTCCGCCATTAAATCAACATAAGTTACCGATTTTTTTTGGCCGATTCTGTGTGCTCTGTCTTCTGATTGTAATCGCTTTTCTAAGTCATAACCATTAGAATAGTAAATTACGGTGTTTGCAGCTGTCAAAGTAATGCCATAGCCGCCCGTAGAAGGCGTTCCAACAATAAACCGGCACTTAGGGTCATCTTGAAAACGCTTAATATTAGGTTGTCTGTCCTCTTGTGGTGTTAACCCATAATAGTCAACGATAGATTCCGGACCATATTTTTTAGACACAGCTTTTATTATATTAGTAATATCATATTGATAATGAGCCCATATAATAGCTTTACCTTCTGTTTCTTCAAGAACATCCATAAGTTCTGTTATTCTATTGTTAGGAATAGGTTGTGTTGCACCATCGTCAGCAGTAAAATGACCACATGTTATTTGTTGTAAACGCATTAACTGTGTCAACGTATTTACTGTTGTAGATTGTTTGCCTTTTAATATAGCAATAGCTTCTTTTTTCATTTGTTCATACAACTTACGTTGATCAGGTGTAAGAGATATTTCACGTTTAATAAAAATTTTATCTGGTAAATCTAAACAATCTTCTTTTAAAACACGATAAGAAAAACCTTTTAATTTATCTGACAATTCACCTAAATTTTTAAAACCATTAACAACCTGTATTTGTCTACCATGCATATGTAATGTTTTCATTTCTGCATATCTATTTCTAAACGCATAATAAGAAGTAAAGTCTAATAACCACGGACTTAAAAAATCACATTGTGTATATAAATCTAATGGATTTTTAGTTACAGGAGAACCTGTCATTATTCTTCTATATCTAGCATGAGCTGCTAATTTAATAATATTTTTAGTTCTTTTAGCTGTAGGTGTTTTAATTGTTGTAGATTCATCAATGGCCATCATAGTTCTATGACAAGATAAAAATTTTTCAGCAAAATTCATACCTTTAGTTGTACTAAAAGCTTCAACATTCATAATAAGTATATGTAAATCTTCTCCTCTTTCAAACAACGTATCTAATTTTTCTTGTTGTTTTTTATTAATAGTTGCTTTCCACAATACAGTTTCTGGCTCTATGTGTGCGGGTAGATGTGTTGGTAATTCATTATTATACCAAGTGCCTACAACACCTTTAGGTGCAATAATCAAAGCACCATTAACTTTGCCTTTATCATAAAGCATAGCTAAATTGTCTATTAATACTTTTGTTTTACCTGTGCCCATTTCCATAAAATAAGCGTAGGTTTCTCTATTCCATGACTTTTCTAATGCAGTCATTTGATGTGCATATGGTTTTGTTTTAAATTTATAATTCATAGTTTTTCTTCTTTCTACTTGACAATATAATAGACAAGACCTATATTGTCAAGCATGAAAGAAAAAGTAATTAGGTATGAAGATATTAAAAATGAAGACGCACCAGCGGTTTATGTAATTCAAGAAATTCCAGGAACTGCAGAAGGTCGTCCTAAAATTAATATTATGGGTGCAGCAAATTATGGAAAGTTTAAATTTTTATTACCAGAACTTTCACAAATGATTTTTTCACCTGGTCCACTTATTTTTAAATTAAGAAAAGCATTAGCAAAATATAGAGCTAAAGATTATTTATTATTGACAGGTGATCCTGCAATTATAGGTGTAGCTTGTTCTATAGTTTCTGATATAACAAACGGCAAATACAACTTATTAAAATGGGATAAGCAAGAAAGAAAATATTACACCATTGAAATAGATCTATACGAGAAAGGAAAATTAGATGAGTATTAAACAACAAATAAAATTCAAAGATCAAATAAACTTTGAAGAAGATCAACAAGATGTTTTAGATAAAACATCAAGCATACAATCTTTAACAGATCAATTACAAATGTTAGAAGGTTTAAATAGTAGAATAGAAACAAGTGAAAACAATTTAAAAGATTTAAAAAAAGAACATGACCGTTTATCTGGAGAAGTAATTCCAACTATGATGGCTGAGATGGGATTATCACATCTTAAATTAGCAGATGGTTCAACGGTAGATGTTAAAGCAAATTATAGTGCAAATATCTCTATTGCAAATAGAGAGAAAGCATTTAACTGGCTTCGTGAAAATGGCTTGGGTGATATAATCAAAAATGAGATATCCGTATCATTCGGTCGTAACGAGGATAACAAGGCAGCTGATTATGCTGCTCT